AAGTCCGGCGCGCAGCTCTTTCGCGCACAGTCAATCCGGTCGCAGTTCGACGAATCGCTGATGGAGTTCGGGTCAGCAGAACATCAAAAGTGGGCGAATTCTCTTATGGGTTCGCCAGTCAGCGTTTTAGCGGTGGTGGTTCGACGAAAGAGTTATGGCGTGGTTTTGAGTTCGGTTCTAATCGATACCGACAGTTTCCAAGACGCACTCCGAGAGCAGGGCTCCGGGGTAACGCTGGATACTTCATCTATCCGACACTCCGTCGCATTCAGCCTCAATTAGTCGCTCAATGGGTTCAGGCATTCGATCGCATTCTGAAGAAGTGGACGTAACATGGCAGAATTCAGAACGCTGAAACTTTCCATCCTTGCGGATGTTGACAACCTCAAAAAGCAACTCGGTCAGGGCGAGAAGGAAGTTCAATCCTTCGGATCTAAGGTCGCAGATTTTGGTAAGAAGGCAGCCCTAGCGTTTGCCGCTGCCGCAGCAGCCGCCGGAGCCTACGCCGCGAAACTTGCCGTCGATGGCGTCAAAGCGGCAATCGAGGATCAAAAGGCTCAGGAGTCACTTCGTCGAACGCTTGAGAATGTCACCGGCGCTACCGAAGCCCAAGTCAAAGCGACCGAGGATTACATCTCGACAACTGCCGTCGCGGTAGGAATTGCTGACGATGAATTACGTCCGTCACTCGATCGTCTTGTCCGAGCCACCGGGGATCTGACTCAGGCGCAACGCCTCCAGTCCATCGCACTCGACGTTAGCGCAGGAACAGGGCGAAGCCTCCAAGCGGTCACAGAAGCCCTCTCAAAGGCTCAGGAAGGCAATCTGGGCGGTCTAACACGGCTTGGGGTAGGTCTAACCGCAGCCGAGGTCAAAACCCTCTCATTCGAGCAGATAACGGCGAAATTAGGGCAAACGTTCGCCGGTCAAGCAGCCGCATCGGCGAACACCTTTCAGGGTCGCCTAGATCGACTGAATATCGTTCTGGATGAAGCCAAAGAATCAATCGGGTTCGCTTTGCTCCCGGTCTTGGAGCGTCTGCTTAGTTTCGTCAACGATCGCATCGTTCCGGTTATTCAGAAGTTCGCTGAGGATTTTGGCAGCGGAAACGGTCTGGCAGGCAACATCGAGCGCGTCGTCACAATCATTCGAACCGTCTTGACTCCGGTGTTTGAAGGTGCGCTTAGCCTATTTCGTCGAGTTCGTGACGCAGTCGCAGCCAATCAGGAGTCTTTCACCAAGTTCGCAGATCTAATCCGAACCTACATCGCACCGGTCATCGGAACCGTTCTAGGTGGCGCGCTGAAGGCTTTGGGCGTCATCGCTCAAGGCGTTATCAATATCGTCGCCAAAGCAGCCGACTTCATTCGAGCAACCGTTGAAGTGGCAATCGCTGGCATCAATGCCCTCATCCGCGCCTATAACGCAATCCCGGCACTACCTAACATTCCTACCATCAACGCACCAAGCGCAGGCGTTACCGCACCGTCTGCGCCAAGTATCCGGGCGATCGAGCGAGGTGTTCCGTCTGCTACTCCAGCAGCCGCGCCGGTCGCTCCGGTTACCAATAACATCACGGTCAATGGAGCCATCGATTCTGAGTCAACGGCTCGTCAGATCGCCAGAGTCCTCACAGAATCAGCGTCACGCGGCACAGGCGGCGGCGGTGGCTTCTTAGGCGGTGTTCTCGTAACGTGACGGCTTGGACTCCCGAATACCGTATCCGCGCTAACGGCGACACAATTACCGGCATCACTTTAGTCGGGTTCTCGATTACTTCTGGGCGAACCGACGTGAACTCGCAGGCTCAGGCAGGGTACGCAGCGATTCGAATCCTCAACCTGACGAATCAGGTATACACGTGGGGGATCAATACATCGATCACCATCGAGGTCAAAGATACGACTGCGGCATTCGTTCCCATCTTTGGCGGTCGCATCTCAGATATTGCCGTGGGAGTCGAACGAAGCGGATCTGAAGCCGCAGTTACAGTCATCGACATTTATGCCCTCGGAGCCTTAGCCAAACTCCAAAACGCGGTTTGGGAAGGTTCGCTAAGCAAGGCTTTTGAAGGCATTCAGATTCGAACTATTCTCGCGAGCCTTTTGACCAATTCGTGGAATGAAGTGGCAACATCTGAAACGTGGAATTCCTACGACGCAACCGTTACATGGGAGGACGCTGAGAACGTTGGAATAGGCGAAATCGATCAAGGCGAATACGAAATGATCAGCCGATCAGCCAGCCCGGTCAACATGTATTCGTACGTGGCTGATCTTGCTAACTCTGGCATTGGTTATCTGTATGAGAACGCAAATGGTCTGATTTCCTACGGAGACGCTGATCATCGCCAGAATTATCTTGTCGCGAACGGTTACGTCAATCTTGACGCTAATGACGCGCTTTCAGACGGTATCCGTTCCACGACTCGTCAGGGCGACATCGTCAACGACCTCGTTATCAATTACAAAAACAACTTTGGAACGTCTTACACATTTACCGATCAAACATCTATAGATAATTTTGGGCTCTATGCTCGATCAATCAATTCGCTTATCGATGATGATACAGACGCCGAAGCAGTCGCAGAACGCTTCGTCAACTTCCGATCGACTCCCAAAGCCAAATTCGACTCTATTACCTTTGCCCTTCAAAACCCCGAAATCAGCGACGCTAATCGTAATAGCCTTTTGAATGTCTTTATGGGTATGCCGATTGCAATCGGTAACCTGCCAGCCAATATCAACTCCGGCAACTTCGTGGGTTATGTCGAAGGTTGGACGTTCCGATCGACACTTTCAGGACTTTCTTTGAGCCTTACCCTAAGCCCGACTGAATTCTGGACGGTGGCGCAGGATTGGGATCAGGTCACGGCAACGCTCACTTGGGCAGACGTAGATGGTACACTTACTTGGCAGAACGCGACAGGAGTAATCGACTAATGGCATCAACAAGCATATTTGGAATCAACCTCCCGGACGATACCGATCTCGTCAAAGACGGCGCGTCTGCTATGCGCACAATCGGCAACGGCTTCGATGACGGTCTGGGTAAGGTCGCGCTCAATGATCAGACTGCTACCTATACCGCAGTTTTGACCGATAATCGTAACAAACTGGTTCGAATGAACGTCTCAACTGCCAATAACTTTCAAATCCCTACGAACGCATCGGTCGCTTTCCCGATTGGATCGGTCATCAACGTAACTCAACTAGGAACCGGTCAGACGACAATTCAAGCCGTCACATCGGGAACGACAACAATCACATCAACCGGAGCATCCTCAGCGGCTCCAAAACTTCGAGCAAGGTATTCGGCGGCTTCCTGTATCAAGGTCGCGACCGACATCTGGTTGGTCGTTGGAGATATTGTCTGATGCTCATTCTCGGAATTATTGGCGGCACAATTCTGGAAGATTTGGTCGTTGATTATTTGGTAGTCGCTGGCGGTGGTGGCGGTGGTGCTGGAGTAAGTGGATTAGCAAACGGTGGCGCAGGTGGTGCTGGTGGTCTGCGATCTACAGTAACGGCAACCGGTGGTGGCGGTTCACTAGAATCCGCACTTACTTTGTCGCGTGGCGCAACATATTCCGTCACCGTTGGCGGTGGTGGTGGAAACAATACTTCTGGAACCGATTCCTCATTTCACACAATCACATCAACAGGTGGCGGTCGAGGTGGCAATAATGACGCTGGTCGAACAGGTGGTTCAGGCGGTGGTGGTGGATGTTCTGGCGTCCAAAACGGAGGAGGCGCAGGAACCGCAAATCAAGGTTTCGCCGGTAGTGCCGGAGTAACCGCAGATGGTGTTGTTGGCGGTGGTGGCGGTGGTGCTGGTGAAGCCGGTGGAACCGACGGAAATGGTCAAGGCGGCGATGGTGTTGCCGTCAGTATTACCGGCGCGTCGGTTACTTATGCCGGTGGCGGTTCTGGTGCGATCAATGCTGGTACGCGTCGTCCAGCCGGAGACGGCGGTGGTGGTCAAGGTGGATTCAATAGCAGCTCAGACGGTTTACCCGGAACCGCGAACACCGGCGGCGGTGGTGGCGGTGGTCAAAACGCAGGTATTGGCGGTGCGGCTGGATCAGGAATCGTCGTTTTACGGTATCCGAATAGCGTTAGCATTACAGTAGGCGCAGGACTTACCGCAGGTGTAACGAATGGTGATGCTGGTGGTGGCAAGAAATACACAACTCTCACAGCCGGCAGCGGAAATGTGAGTTGGTCATAATGGCTCATTATGCGTTGCTCGATGAAGATAATATCGTCGTTCAGGTAATCACCGGAGTTGATGAAAACATCATCCAAACAAATCTTGATGGAACAATCGTAGGTGGTTCATCCGAAGCGTGGGAAGCATTCTACGAATCTCTCGAATGGTTCGCTGGTTTGAAATGTAAGCGCACCTCTTACAATCATAATATTCGGAAACAATATGCTGGAATCGGTTTCAGTTATGACCCGGTCGCTGATGTGTTTATTGCTCCACAACCTTATCCATCATGGAATCTCGACGAAAATCACGATTGGCAAGCACCAAAGCCAAAGCCCGACGAAGGTTTTTGGATCTGGGATGAAGAAGTAGGTGAGTGGGTTGAGCAAGAAATCTCCGTGGCTTAGCCATGCCGGACGACAACTCCGTGAGCAAATCGACGATTGTTATCCTAACCGCGACCGTCGTTCTGATGGTTGGGTGGCTGACTCGAAGCATTCTTCGAAGTCTGATCACTCACCTCGAAGAAACGGAGTGGTCAGGGCAATAGACATCGACGCCGGGCTAGGTCACTCGAAAGCCTCCGGAATGCTCGCATTAGCAATCGTCGAAGCAGCCAAAGCCGGAGATAAGCGGATCAAATACGTGATCCATAAAGGTCGGATAGCCTCAAAAATCCGAGGATGGGCGTGGCGTCCTTACACCGGGCTCAACCCCCATGAGACACACATTCACGTCAGTTTCACTCGCAAGGGTGATCGGGATCGAAGTAACTTCGCAATCTAAGGAGAATCGTGAACGATTACATGAAGCATCCAGCAGTTCTCGCAGTAGGCGCATTCCTTAGCG